GTTTGTTCTATCTGGCGGATTCGTGCTACTTCTTTTTCTGCTATTCTTTTCGATGCGTCTAAAACTATTTCTTCATCATCCAATCCTGTATCACTTGCGTGACTGTCGAAAACTACTGCTGCACTCGTTGTTGCTTCTGCCTGATATGCGCCTTGATAGGTTGGTGTCTTCTTTGAATCTTCTTTCTTAACTGGCCAATCATCTTTGTATCCTAATCTATGTACTACTTCGCTGTGATTTCTAGTGTATAATGCCCTAACTCGTTCCAATTGCTCAGATCTAGCCTGAACATGGTTCAAAGCCTTGGAGTAGTCCAAATTCCTCAATGCTGACTTGTTAAAAGTCAAATTAGCGATATTTTCATCGATTGCTATTGATTTCGCAATATGATCGGTGTAAACATCATTAATTATAGATTGAACAATTTGAACTGCTTCAATACCTTCCCATGAACAGCCTGTCACTACCCTGTAGTCATTGTTATCCAGAAGTGAGAGTCTCATATGACTCCAATCTGGCTCACAAACTCTATTCTTTGGGTTAATAAATTCTGCTGAAAAAATTAAGTGTTTTCGTCTATTTATGGCCGCATTGCTGTTCAAAGTATTTGCCCTAATCTCAGTCGTATTACCGCATAAAATTATAGCATCAAATCCTACAACGTCACCCTTCATACCTGTCAAGTTCTGATCCTGAGGATCTACGCTAGAAAATGCTGCGTAAAACCTAGATTGCGATGCCAATAAAATTAGCTCTTTCAAGTCCATTTCGTCTCTATCCTGATTAAAATCATCATAAATACAATATTTGTGTTTCGGAACTTTGCCGTCCCAATATTCTGTTCCTGGATTTCGATAATAAGTCAACTTCTCAACATCTTCTGTCGACTCTCCCTTCAATGCAGAAAGGAGGGCCAATGAAAGCGTTGATTTACCAACACCTGCATCTCCAACTAATCTAACAATAAAAGGTTGCTTATTTGCATCTCGCGGTGCATAAGGAACCCTTACAGCTAAATCCATTGTAGATAAAAATCTGGCAACTTCTTGTGAATGAGCAATCTTATTTTCTTGCATGTAAACATACAACTGTTTTTTAATTTCTGCGTACTCAATTCTGCATTCCGTTGCAGACTCAAAATCTTGAACAGTTTTATGTATACAAACTTGAATGGCCTTGTCAGACAGCAATTTAAATGGTGATTTCTCATCTTTTAATTCCTGTCTTATAAGCTCGGCTGGTGAAAGTGTCTTGAAAATTCCCTTAATAAATCTCGGCATAAATTCTAAAATACTCATAATGAGTGTCCCTACGTTCTTACATCCTGATACTATTGTGTTAAATTCGCGCATTGTAGATAAAAATTTTCCATAACTATAAATCTTAACTCCTGTTACTCGAAACAAATCTGAAAACATTGATGTTACTTTGGAAAAATCCGAAGTATAAAAAAATTTCTCTTCGCCATGACTCTCAATCTGATCGTTCCCACGTGAAATCACCATATATACAATTGAAGAAAAAACATTCATAAAAAATGCTATAATAATGGGTAATTTCATTTCCTCAGCCTTCAAAAGCTGTGCCTTATCCATTAATGCAGTATACAAACTCAAAAAAAGAGGGCTTAATGCTAACCATTTTCCAATGGTTGGTGTTGTAAATGCATCAACTAATAAATATAATGTGGGTAATCCAAATGAAGCCATAGTTATACCAGTGGCCAAAAAATCTATCGTGTGTTCCATAACCCAAGCAAAAGCTGTGCAAAGACCGTTCATGAACTCAACCAAAGTTCCTCCATAAGCATTAACTGCTTTGTAAACAATCCTTCCAGCCATCTCGAGTAACTTGTCCTTAACTATTTTCAGTGCGCCTTTGATCTTTGATATTACTGATTTGATGGTATCGATAATCATATCTCCCGTACTACTAAACGGATTGATTTCCGTTGGGTAAGACTGTTGTTCGGAAGAAAAAAAACCTCCATGTGACTGTATTTTCTCGTAAAAAAAAGGTTGAAATATTTGTGGCGTAGTATAATAAAAACCTATCAAATCTGCAACGGACTTAACTGACTCGTGCAATCGGATGAAAATAAAATCATCGAATATTTCCTTAAGCTCGTCTTTAGTGAAACGGGTCCTTGATCGCAACAAATTGCCATACAAGTCCCAATTGTAGTCAAATTGGCCTGGTTCGTTAAATCCTGTCATGTGTATATAATAAGAAGCTAAACAAAAATCATAAATAAATTCTGCATTTTCGGCCAATGTGTCGTCAAATCCTGGTTTTGTAACTATTTCTAAAAATTCGTCCTTAGCTTGTGGTTTTGTCCATTGTGGTCGTGTCCTGGGAATTCTTACCATTTTCATGGCAATTACTCGTTCTTGTCGTGTCATTTCTTTTGCTGGTTGCCATTCATCATCTCCATGTGATTCAATTTTTATTTCTGGAAATTCATCCATAACAAAAACTGTTTCTTCCACTTGTTGTTCTGTGAAAGCTTTCTTTGCCCTACTGTGAACATCGTTATCCAAAGCCTCTGACCATTTGATCTCTGTATGTAAAATACGGTTCTTACGGTGAGTCTCTAGAAAATTCTTCATGTCCATGGTGTTCTTATAATCTCTTAGAGCTAAACACTGGCAAACAATGTTTGACTCTTCTTCAAAAACATAAGTCTGATAAAAACACCAATCACAAACTGTTATGCAACAATCGCATAATTCTTTTGTGACTTTTGAAAGTTCGCCTTGTTTACAATTTGCACATTTTATTCCGGTTGACTGTCCATCGATAATTTCTTTGCGTTCATTTCTGTCGCAAACGAAATCAATTTCGTTTTCCTTAATCATAATGACACGATTAAACCTAAGTTTATGACAAGCACATTTGTGACGCTTGTTATGTAAATTA